AACGAAGAAAAGATCAAGTTTTGCTTTCTGCTCGATTCCGTTGATGGGTTGATTGCAAAAAACGATATGGATAAATCTTTTGAAGAAAGCGCAAAAGTTGCAGGAGGGGCGGTAATCGCAGCAACATTTATGAAAAAAATGTCAATCGCTCTTGCTAAACGCGGACACATGGCTATTTTTATCTCTCAAGTTCGCGCAGATATTAAACTCGATCCTTATTCTAAAGCCCCCGTGCGGCAAACATCTGCAACAGGAGGTAATGCTCTCCTTCACTTTGCCAACTGGATTCTTGAGTTTGAACCTCGTTTCAAATCAGACTTGATTCTTAAAAACCCATCTGATAAAAATATTGATATTCAAAAAAATCCTATTATTGGACACTGGGCCAAAGTTACTGTGAAAAAGTCTCCAAATGAGAAAACAAATCTAACCATTCCATATCCCATCAGATATGGCAGAACTGGCGGCAAATCAATCTGGATTGAAAAGGAGATTGTTGACCTGCTTCTTGCTTGGGAGCTTGTTAATAAGGGAGGCGCATGGTTCACTCCTAGTGAAGACTTCGTTCAGCTTTTAACTGAAAACGGACTTCTCTTTCCAGAGAAAGTTCACGGCGAAGCTGCGCTCTTTAAGACAATCGAAGATGATGAAAAGCTTCTCTTGTTTTTGATTGAATATTTTCGCAAAATGATTTCCAATGAAGTTTAAAACTCTACATGGGAAAGAAAAACTTTTAAAGAACGCTTCAAAATACTTGATTAACTGGCGCAAGAAAACACGCAGTAAGTTTCAAGATGAAGTAAAAAAATTCCTAAAGCTATATTGGGATGGAGATTTCGTATTTGAAGAATTGCGCCTTGTTGATACAAGAATGACATTCGATTTTTATAACGCCAATAAAAAAATAGCGGTCGAAGTTCAAGGCCAGCAACATACTAAATTTGTGCCATTTTTTCATGGAAATAGAAATGAATTTCTTCAACAATTAAAAAGAGATTCTAAAAAATTAGACTTCTGCGAGGCGAACGGAATTAAGCTTGTTGAAATCTATGACGTTTCAGAATTAAATAAAGATTTTTTTGAATCGCACGGAGTTTATCTGTAATATAAGTTATGTCAAAGAATAAACTCAAAGAGATGTTAAAATTTGAAATGCCATCAAATTTTATTGAACAAGTTTATGAACTAAGTGGGAATGCTGACAAGCATAAAGGCGTATTGTTGGCTTATGTTTCAGAAGACGGAGCGCCAGTGATTTACTCCAAATACGACTCTCAAATTGTAGAGTTTGGAATGAGAAAAGCCTTGGAAAAATATTTGATCAGTATTGATGAAGCTGAATCTTCATTCAGTCTTGGAGACGGCGAAGAAATTGATGAAGATGATCTTGACGAAGATTGATTCTCTGCTATCGTAATAGCAGCATGATCTACTCTTACGAACTCGAAAAACAATTGCTGGCAGCGCTAATCAAAAAGCCAGAAAACTATTTTGAAATCTCTGCGTTTATTAATGAGAAGGATTTCTATAGTGAAGATAATAGTTTAAATAAAACTATCTTTACAATTGTTCGTCAGGCTCTCGAAGCCCATGAAGAAATTGACGATGTAATCATTGCGCAGCGCGTGCAAAATCTTGGAATCTCATTTGATGATGTGGTGAATGTGGCAGAATACGTCAAAAGTCTTGGAATGAGAAAGGTGGCCGATGGCAGTCTCATTAAAACAGCTAGAGAGTTAAAAAAATACACTATTCGCAGGGAGATTTATGAATCCTCCCAAAATATTGCGAAAAAGATGAAAACTCTTCCAGCGGAGAGTTCTTATTCAGAAATCATTTCTGTTGCTGATAAAGAATACAATAGCCGCATCAACCAATACGAAGTTGGCAACGATTCTCCAGAAAACATCTATGATGAGATGGAGAATGTGATTGAAGAGCGCGGAGCGAACCCTGTCACAGAGTTTGGCATGATGGGGCCGCATAAAAAAATCAATGATATTTATGGCTCTCTCTTGCGGCCAGGGAATATCACTGTGATTGTTGCTAGAAGCGGTGTAGGCAAAATGAATCCATTATACACCAAAGTTCTTACGCCTACAGGATTTGTAGAAATGAGACATATTCATATTGGTTCGAAAGTAATTTGTCCCAACGGTGAAACATCAACAGTTACTCGCGTTTTCGACCATAAAGATAAAGAAATTTATCGCATCTATTTGAAGGATGGGCGATATGCTGATTGTGGCCTAGAGCATCTTTGGAAAATTTTTGGACGCGATAAAAAAGGCGTTTACAACTGGCAAATTGTTGATACTCAAGAAATAATTAATCATCTTAATTGTTCTACAAAAAGAGTTTACCTTCCTCTCGTTGAGGAACTCTTGAAAGAAGATAAAGAGTTTGATATTCACCCTTATTGCATTGGGGCTTTTATTGGAGACGGCTGTTTGTCAACAGCGCCAATAATGGAATCTGCCGATATTGAAATCATTGATAAAATGCAAAAAATTCTTGAATGCGAAATTTCTTCTACAAAACCGACAAACTCTAAATCAAAAGGTTACCGTTTCATGAAGAAAAACAGCAATGAAAACACTATAACCACCTCTCTTCGTAAATTAAATCTAATTGGAAAAAGAGCGTATGAAAAATTCATTCCAGAAATTTATTTTAGCGGCTCATTCAATCAAAGAATAGAATTGCTGAGAGGGTTAATGGATACCGATGGAACTCTTTCTAAGAGCAAAGGCAGAAATGGGAAGTCTGAAAAGTATGGAAATCTTAGTTATTCAACGAGTTCAGAAAAATTGGCAAAAGATATTCAAAGACTCGTTTGGAGTATTGGGGGAATTGCGACCGTTCGTACAAAAAATACATTTTATAAAAAAAATGGAGAAAAAGTTCATTGTCGTTTGAGTTATAGGATTTCTATTAGATTTCGTAATCCGAATCATTTATTCTTTGTTGCTAGAAAGAAGAACAAAGCTCCTAATTCTCATCAGTATCAGCATTCTGATCTAAAAATTCAGGTAGTTAAGGTTGAAAAACTTCCGAATAAAGAAGATTGTCGTTGTATTGAAATTGATAATAGCGAACATTTATATGTGATTGATGACTATATCGTTACTCATAACACTCAATTCTGCATGGATTATTCCACCAAGGTTAGTTTGCAATATAATGTTCCTGTTCTTCATTTTGATAATGGAGAAATGAGCAAAGAAGAGTTGATCATGCGCCAATGTTCCGCTCTTAGCGGAGTTCCAATGCACTTGATTGAAAGCGGTCAATGGTTGCGAGCAGGAAAAGAAGTTGTTGAAAAAGTCCGCTCTGTGTGGTCAAAAGTCAAAAAGCTTCAATTTTATTATTATAATGTGGGCGGATTGGATGTTGATTCAATGATCAACACATTAAAAAGATTTTATTACTCTAAAGTTGGTCGCGGTAATCGAATGATTTTTAGCTTTGACTATATTAAAACTACATCTGATAGCGGTGGCGGAAACAAGACAGAGTGGCAAATGGTTGGAGAAATGGTGGATAAATTCAAGCGCTGCGTACAAAAAGAAATTTTATATGACGGACTGCCAATTATTCCAATGATTACTTCTGTGCAATCAAACCGCTCTGGCATTACCAATAATCGCAACTCTCAAAATGTAGTTGATGACGAAAGCATTGTGTCTCTATCGGACAGAATCACTCAATTTTGCTCGCACATGTTTATTCTGAGAAATAAAACAACAGACGAGGTTCTGAATGAAGGCGTTAGATTTGGCACGCACAAATTAATTGATGTCAAGTCTAGACATTTAGGCAAAGATATTGCTGGCGCTGTTGAACCCGTGCGCGTGGGAGACACTCTTCGCAAGAACTTTATCAATCTAGAATTTAAGAATTTCCGCATTACTGAAAAGGGAGACTTGCGAGACATTGTGGAATTTAATAACATTGGCGAAGGTGCTGAACAAAATGGAAGAAACACCGCTCCAGACTTTGATGAACTCTGATGAAATAAAACTCTCGCTTGAGAAGCTTGGATATTCTTTAAAAGACTTTGGCAATCACTGGAGAACCAAGGCTTTATACCGTGGTGGCGATAATCCGACAGCAGTTAAAGTTTACAAAAATAGCGGCGTATGGCAGGATTATGTTCAAGGAAACACATCCATGCCATTTGTCAAACTGGTTGAACTAACCCTTCAAACCAAAGACCCAAAAATTATCAAGCAATACGTTAGCTATAGTCAAGAAACTCAAGTACACTATATCGCAAAAGAAAAAATAGACATGGACAAAATTTACCCAAAAGAATGCTTGAATAGGCTATTCCCAAACTATTCATTCTATAAAAAGCGCGGAATCAGCGAAGAAACGCAGAAACTTTACCAATGCGGCTTGGCTGGCAACGGTCAAATGTATCAAAGAATCGTGTTTCCAATTTATGATTCTAATGGAGAAATTTTTGGATTCAGCGGTAGAAAAATTAATGATAATAACGAGGCTCCTAAATGGAAACATATTGGCACAAAAACAAAGTGGGTTTATCCAGCGTTTGTGCCCAGAGAGCAGACAGTTGACTCTCTCATTGACGAGAAGAAGGAAGTCATCTTGGTTGAAAGCATTGGAGATAGCTTGGCATTGACAGATGAGGGTTATGCCAACAACCTTGTTACTTTTGGCCTAGACTGCTCTCCAGCGCTCTTGAATTATCTTTGCTCCAAAGACCTGCGCAAGATCATTATCGCCACAAATAATGATAATGAAAAGCAAAAGAATCATGGCAAAATCGCCGCAATGAAAAACTATATGAAACTCAGTCAGTTTTTCGACTTTGAGCAGCTATTCGTTCAGCTTCCTTGGGCAAATGATTTCGGAGAAATGAAGCAGAAAGAAATGCCATTCAAAGAATGGTATAATGCTCCGTCAGCCTCTCAAGAGGCCAAATTAAATGATTATAAAGATTTTTGCTCTGCTAATCGTACTTCTTTTCAAGAAAAGAAATTAGAAAAATTTTTTAAAAAAATACAAAACTTTGGAATCTAAAAATCGCACATCTCTATCGGCCAGCCGAATCAAAACAGCACAATCTTGTAGCTGGAAGTATTGGTGCTCGTATCATTTAAAGCTTCCTGATAAGAGTAATAGTGGAGCAAAACGCGGCTCCGTGTGTCATTTAGTTTTCGAATGTTTGGGCGAAAATCGCCACAAGAAACATTTTTCCATTATCGTTAAAAAGAGAGATGTTTTTGCCAGCAGGGCTGTTGAAAGATTAATTCGTAAACATGCGAAAAAAGAAGGCATCAATGATGAAGAAAACATCAAACAGATTTGCGATATGACGCTCGCTGGTCTTCAATATGATTTCTTTGGAGCAGAATGCGGCAAACCTTCACAAGCTTTAAGCGAGCAAGATTTTGAAATTGATGTTAAAGAAGGAAAGTTTGATTATAGAATCAAAGGCTTCATTGATAAACTTTTCCTCTATAAGAAGCAAGGACTAGCCATTATACGAGACTTTAAAAGCAGCAAAGAGGTCTTTAAGGGCAAAGACCTAGAAAACAATTTGCAGGATTTAATGTATTCTCTTGCGGTAAAAAAACTATTTCCCGATTATAAAAATCGCCGTTCTGAATTTTTATTTCTTAAATTCTTGCCAACAGAAAAGGGAGTTGTAAGAATGCCCGCATTAAGCGACGAAGAATTAGATGGCTTTCAATCTGAACTTACGGAAATTCAAAAATATTTAGACAATTTTAATTTTCAAACCGCAATGTCTAATCTTGCGGCTTTTCAAGATTACCCAAAAGACAATTCTTTTAGCGGCCCCTTGCAATGTGGTAGAGCCACTTACAAAGGAGAATTAAAGAAAGACGGTTCAATTAAATGGCATTGCCCATATAAATTTGATTTCTACTACTATAAAATCTGCGATATGAAAGGAACAATGATTGCTTCATGTTTCTTGGAAGATTTTGACGAATACGTTAAAAAATATCCTGAAGATAAATATCTTTATCAGACAATGTGGTACCAAGGTTGTCCTGCATTCAATAAAGGAATTGACAGGTAGAACGTATCATGCTCC